AGTCTGAATAGCAGGTTAAGCAATTGCTTCATGCGTTTATTGGCTTCTCCGTAATGACGGCCAAAGTCTGTACCTACCTTGCGTTCGGCTTTTTCAAGCAAATCGTTATAAGCCAGTGTTAGCGAGTCAAGAATCAAAGTCTTATAGTCATGCTTTGTTGTTAATAATTCCCTTACCTCGTTAATCATCTCGTCAAAGTCCACGGTCATAAGCACCGCACCGTCTGACTTCTCGATTAATTTAACGTACTGAGGTTTGTTCGTTGAACCCTCAGTGTCAATGATGTAGGGCTTGGGGAACTGAATCGCAGCATACGTTTTGCCGACTCCGGCAGATCCATAAAACAATGCTTTTAGTCTGCATTCTTTCACACTTGGTTTCTTTGCTTTTAAAGCCATTTTTAAATCTCCAACTTAGTTACATTAATTATGTCCACTTAAGGACTTAGATAAACCCGCTATACACACCCCTACGACACAGGCATCAAAAACCGGGGTGTGTCGTAGGCACGTGCATAAAGTGTGTATCTATGATTTAGCTGCTTCTTTCACCATTAATGCATTGCATTACCATGTAGAAAGCATCAAGCATTCCTTGGTCTTCGCCTCGCTCAAGACCTGTTCGCCATGTTTCACCAATGTCTGTAAACGTTTCATAGTCATTGGGGTGCGCTTCAACAATATCTTCCCAGTGGTCAATTCGATGTTGTAGCCATACACGTACCCGTTCCAAAGTAGTTCTTTCCACGTCTTTTTCCTCTTAAAATTTAATCGCTCTTCTGTTGTAATCTGATCGCGCATGAAATAATTCATCTAACCCTCTCCACTTTCTAGTAAGTCGATGTGTCCGATTGCTGCCAAGGATGCTTCCCCGGCAGAATCAAAGTACTCGTCTGATTCCCTGATTACTGGCGTACCCATCCAAAAATGGTGATCGCCTCCTTTATCCAGAATTTTGTAGTAGTAATACTTTGTGTCTGGGTAATCATCATCGGGGTACGCCCAAATCTCATAGTCGTAGTGACTGTAACGGTCTTCCCGTACTAACGTCTCCATACGACATCACCATGATCCATATCTTGCTCAGCGTGATAACCTGCTTCACTCATTTCATTGCAAAAGTAATCTTGGCACGCTGTGTCAATCAGGTCTTGCAAGGTCTGGTGGTAATATTTAAGGACGTTTACAGTCGTAACTTGTGCGAATTTGGCACGTGTTTTAGGGTTAGAATCTTTGAACATGGCAAGCATGGCGCAAAGAAAATCGCTGTTTAAAGTCTGGTCTTCACCATAGCAAGCCCATTCTATTTCACGGTCAATTGACTCAATGTATAGTCTGGCAAGCTCAAGCTGGCAGGGAGTTGAAAGTTTGTTGAGGTCAAGCTCGTAGTTATCGCCTATGTGTTTACCATAGCTATAAACTAACTCTTGAAGGTAATCATTAAGATTACGTTGATGGTCTGAAATTTTCGTTACTCCTGTAACAAAACCCTTAAACTCAAATGGGTCATCAATCCATGATTGTTGCTTTTGCGCGTTAGAATACGCTAAACTTAATGCGTTCATATAATTCACCTATTAAAGTTTTGTTTGAACAACCGAGGTTATAGGTTCCAGCCTATAGCCTCAGACTTACTTTTTTTACTGCTATTCTACATCTGCGAAATCACCTAAAACATCCATCTTTTTTGCTAGTTTTACTCTTTGTTTTTCAACTAATTTAGTCACATACTCACCCATTGAAATTTCAGAAATCATGGCAGCCTTTTTTAGCAACAACCAAGTGTCTCTGGGCATTCTCATGTGAAATGCTCGGTCATCTTCTTGTATATTTTTTCTTTTTACTGACATAATTCCCTCGTATTAATGTATTGCGATATCATGGATACAAATGTATCACGACACGGCAAAAGAATGCAAGCGAAATTTAAAATAATTATATCAAGATACAAAAAGACTTTTATGTTTGTGTGATTTAGATTAGGATTATGAAAAATTTGAGGGTAAACTAAGAGGGTTAGCAGCAAGTTACTTCACTGTTCCATGCCGCTGGAACTTTTATAAACAGCGCATGATTGCGTGTCCGCCAAGATATCAATCATGCTATTAGAACTACCGGACGCCATTGTTTGGCATAAATCGGCTACGTGCGTCCATACACATAAGGCAATTATAGTCATGAACGATTCCTATGACAACATTTCTTTTATATATATCCTATCACAATCTATACTATCCCTAAGCACATGGAGTGCTTCGACAACCGTTAAAGGGAATTAGCATGACCAATAAACCTGTTCATATAGAAAAATACGATATCAAAGCATTCGAGAAAGAGCAAAAACCTTTTGTAATGGTTCTTACCGATTTAATTCAAAAATTTCCCATAAAGCATTCAAAAGAACTACATTTGTGGATGTTTCTTGAGAGCCTTCCTCCAACCTGGAAGCCAAATAAACATCACATTATGCAGCATTTTAGTATTAGCGAGAGAACCTACGAACGATATATGTGTTATTTAAATTCTACAAATTTAATTGAATATCGCCAAGAAAGAGAAGGAAGCGGTAAATTTGGGTCTTGGAAATTGGTTGTCTTAAATGGAACAAGATTCAATCCTGAATCCGCTTATAGCCACACCGCCAAAATTGGCGGAACGGTTGTAAATAGGTCAAAGGCAAAAGTTATCCACATTTCAGAAGCTAACCACACCGCCAAAATTGGCGGAACGGTTGAACCTTCTAAAACCCGCGCCACCACTGAAGAATTTGATAATTCACCGTTCCGCCAATTTACCGTTGAACGGTTGGATGGCGCACATATAAATACAACAATAAAACAAATAAAAGAAAGAAAGAAAACAAACAACAAATCTGTTTCTGTTTTTTCTTGTACTGATTCTGTTAAAACCCATATTGAGATGGTTATTGCTAATCGTGATATTTACATTGAGGGTGATATTCTTTCCCAAGGTGTTTATTACGCCTATGAAACTAACCCTGAACAAAGCTTTGATGCAGTTAATAAACGAATTAACATCTTTTTGAAAAAAGTACGTGAGGGTAAATGGTTAATTCCACAGGGTTACAACGGCATTACCTCACAATCAATACGTGAACACGAAGAAGAGCAGCAAAAGCAAAAACAAGAACAATACAAACAGGACGGAAAGGCTTTTAGGGATATAGCTAGCGCGGTTCTTTCTCCTACAGGTGAGAAAACAATAGGTGACATCCTTAAAAAACTAAAATCGGGGTAGAAATGAATGTAGTAGAGTTTAAATTTAATAAGTTTATAGAAAAAGACCCGTTTCGTATTAATGACGACATAGAACCTATTTATATTGAAATAGCAGAAATGGTTCTTAACAGGTTGTACAAAGCCTATTGCTTTAACCCATTATTTGAAGGGATTGGAACCATAGAAGAGCAAGCAGAAAGCCTTAAGTCCGCGGTCATAACATGGGCTGATTGCTTTATGGATTGGAAAATTGACGACATAGAGCGCGCAAAAGACGCGGCAAATAATTTAATTTTTATAAACCTTTACCCCACCGTTGGACTATTCAGAGCATGTTATTTTAACGAAAACATGTTAATAGAAAAAAATATATACGAAGAGTACATTAATTATTTATATAAATTCTGTTTTCATGGCAAAGACGGGAAAATCCACGGAGCGGATTATTTTTCTACTTGGGACAAGGAACGTGCCAATGCTAATAAAGATATTGAATAGAGAATTTGATGACGAAAAAATAAATCCTTCTAGCAAACTTTTTGATAAAGAGCACGCAAAAGGTTATGAGGACTTCTTGTTATCTATTCAAGAAGCAGATGTTATCAAAATACCTGTAATACATTCTTATAGACGAATAAAGATTATAAGCATGAGAGAGCAACCCGAATGGTTAAAGAAACAAGGCTACGTACCGCCTAACCAGAGAGAGGGGTTTGCATCTCCGAAAGGCTCTGATAAAAAAACAGGCGGAAAACCGCAACCCATTTACAAGAATTGGGCGCATGCCTGATGAACAGGGCGTTATGGATAGCGCGTAAGAATTATTTATGTGGGCTGATTAAAAAAGTTTCGGATGGTCACGGTGGAGATGACATAGAGTTCTTACGGCAACATTGTAAGGAAGTCCTCGAAATGAACCCAAACGAGAAAATAGAAGAGGCCATCAGATGCTATGAAGAGATGGTCGAGCAATTGAAATACTACCCAGAAAGGAAGCTAAAATGAATATTTTAAAGGGAGAGAAAGCGAGCCAATTTGTAGCATGGCTTAGTGTGGTAAAAGGATTTTTACCTAAAAGCATGAGCATTGATGAGGCTGTTAAAATATTTTTGCGTAGATGCAAGGACGAAGAGGAAGCAAAGAAGAATGAAAAGAAAAACGGTTAATTTGCGCGACCAACAGGAAGTTCTAGCGTTGATGAAAATTCTTTACGGAAATGATGAGGTCAAGGATGACACGAAAATTTCTGATTCC